TATTTAATGACTATGCAGATAACATAAGTGAAAAAATGGGTGAAATACATGGTAATCGGCTATCTAGTCTTTTAGAGTTAACAAATATTAAAATGCATATGACGGTACCGGGAAGAACCGATGCAGAAGTTGGAAGGATGATTTATTTTGATTACCCTTCCTTGGGTCCTAAAGATGCAAGTGATACTGGCTCTTCCGGTCAAGATAAATTGTATTCAGGCTTTTACCTTATAACTGCTATTCATCATAAAGTAAACAGACTGTCCCACGAGATGGTTATGGAAGTAATAAAAGATTCTTTATTGGTAGATCAGGAAAGTATTAAGAGAGCTTAATTATGCAAAGAATTTTTAACAAAGATGGATTTAATTGGTGGATTGGTGTGGTAGAAGATCGCATGGATCCTGAGAAAATGGGAAGATGCAGGGTACGTATTTACGGATATCATACCGATAATAAGGTAATTTTACCTACAAAAGACCTACCCTGGGCAACACCTATACAACCAATTACATCAGCAGCAATCTCTGGCATTGGTTCTTCACCTCTAGGTCCTGTTGAAGGTACATGGGTCATTGGATTCTTTCTTGATGGTGAGGACATGCAGCAACCTGCCATCTTTGGTACTATTGCAACCAAGGCAGCTAAGAAAGCATTTAAAGTACAAGAAGAAAAACCTCAAGTATCTAATCCAAGTGACGGGGTACTTAAAGATGGTTCTGGTAACGTTGTAGTTGACGGTCAAGGTGAACCTGTTAAAGCTGGCACCCCCTCGGTTGAAGGTTGGGAGCTGGGACAAACGTCTGAGAAATATGAATCTGGTGGCAAAGGCCCTGGTACAATTAATGCATACAATGGAGATGCAGGTGGCGATCTAGGTGGTGCATCTTACGGTACCTATCAACTTGCATCTTATTTGCCAGCAGTTATGTCAACAGGTAAAGCAAGACCATCAGCTAAAAACTCTCCTGTTATTCAGTTTTTAAACAACTCTAAGTTTAAAGATAAATTTGCAGGTTTAGAACCTGCTACTGCTGCCTTCGATGCTAAATGGCGAGAAATAGCTACTACTTTTAAAGCAGAGTTTAAAAAAGAGCAACACGATTATATACAAAAGAAGTATTATGACGTTGCAATAGCCAACTTACAGCGCCAGGGTCTAGATATGACTAAGTACGGTCCAGCTGTTCAAGATTTAATTTGGTCAGGTGCTGTTCAATTTGGTCCGTCTAATATTAAATCATTTACCGAGCCATTAAGAGACAAGAGTATACTTACCGATAAAGACATTGTAACATTGGTAAGTGAATATAAAATCAATAATGTAGATGTACTGTTTAAATCGAGTTCAGAATCCATTCGAACAGGTGTAAAGTCAAGATATCAATCCGAAAAAACCGCTTTATTACAATTAATTAAATAATGGATCCTTTAATAACAAAACAAATACAGGGTGTTCTTGAGAACAATATCTTTAATAAGATTATTGCACTTAACCTTAACATACCTAATCCAATTCTGAGAGCTGTAATTTCAAGGGTTGCAGAAGTAGGAGCTGTAGATATTGTAAAACAGGTATCACAGGCATCTAATAAAGAACTAACTGACATTCCTAAGAATCTTATTGGACCTTATAACCCTGTTAATATTGTTAACGGTAATAACGGGCCTACCCAGATATCTAATAATATAGATGGAATTATTCAACAACAATTATTGTTACAAACTACAGACAAGCTTGTTACAAAGTTACAATCTCAATTAAGATTGGCTTTACCAACTGATAAGTTAGGCATTATTAATTTTGATGCTTTAGCTGCAAGTCTTATTCAAGGTATTACCCCAACAGTTGGCAAAACTATTTCAACAGCCGTTGGAGGCTTTACGGATGCTATCTTTAATAGAGGTCAGACTCCTAAAGTAACTACTAATAATATTGAAACATTATTTGGTACACTACCCCCTGAAGCTGCATTAGAAAAAGCAGATGAAATATTTGATGCATCTATAGCTAATTCAGCATTAATTGAAGCAAAGAATTTTAATATAAATTCAGCAGAGAATACTGAAAAATTAGAAGTATTGGATAAAGGATTTACAGACCCTAATGCTAACTACCCTACAAAAGAATACGCTGGTATTTCTGAAACTAATAAACTTGCTCAGGGTGATTCTAGGGGTACTATAGTTCAAGATAAAAATAGTAATAGAATGAAAGGCGCGAAGTTGCCAGGTGGCGAAGCCTGGGATGAACCAGAATCAGCCTTTAATGGTGCATACCCTTACAATAAAGTAACTCAAACTGAATCTGGCCATATTATTGAAGTAGATGATACTCCGGGATCAGAACGTCTTCACATTTATCACAGATCAGGTACGTACATTGAAATTGACTCTAATGGTTCTGTTGTAAGACGCACCAAAGGATCTTCATATGAAATTATTGATCGTAACGGAAAAATATCTATCGCAGGTCGTGCAGACATTTCTGTTAACGGCGCTTGTAATATCTTTGTTGGTAATGATGCGAACATCGAAGTAGAAGGCGATACTAATATCACCTGTCACAATGATATTACTGCACAGGCTGGAGGAACATTTAATCTTTCAGCTGTAGAAGAGTTTAATATCGCAAGCGGCAATGTTAATATTGAAGCCTATTATACTATGAATCAAAAAGCAACTACCTTTAATATGCATTCCAAAGAAAATATGCATATGCGTAGTAATGCTGATATTAAAGTTCAAGCAACAAATCTCTATGACTTTGTTTCCGATACTGTTTATACCCAAGCAGCTGGAGCTATTAATATTAAAGCTGGAGATAATACTAATATTGATTAAGGCGCAGCAATTAATTTGCTAGCTAGTAATAACGTTAATCTCGATGGTAGTCAAACACATTTACAATCTGGTAATGCAGGGGCTGCTACAGAATCTAAAGAAAGTATAATTGCAGGATCTTCAAACATTGGTGTAATTGCTGGTCGTAAAGACATTTCAGACAACATTAGAGTTGATCCTGCAGTTCTTACCCCCGCTGATACGGTATCAATTGCTATAGAGGTTGATACACATACACTAGAAGAAAAACTAGAACATAAAAATAAACTTATAAAAGAAGGCTTTGCAACTGCTGAAATTTTAGATGAAAAACCAATTGGTACAGAGAGCAAAGACGTACCCTCAGAGCAGCAGCTCTTTATCGAACCAGATGTAAAATTAAAAACCGTTACTCAGTTACCAGGCAATTATAACCTATCTCCTAATTTTACTATTGAGATGTTATCTAGTAAAGCAGCTGTAACTCGAGATCCAATACAAGCCCAATTGGGATTAACCTACGGTGAAATTGTATTTAATCTTCAAGCTGTTGCACTAAACGTTTTAGAACCAATTAAAAAGCTATACCCTAATATGATAGTTACCTCAGCATTTAGATCCGCAGGAAATAAATCTAATGCTGTAACCTCGCCTCACCCTAAGGGTGAAGGGGTCGATATTCAATTTCCAGGTATCGATAAAAAAGAATACTACAATATAGCTGTTAAGCTTGCAAAGGTACTTAAGTACGATCAATTACTTTTAGAGTATAAGTCTACAGGTTCCGGGCTTCCTTGGATACATGTAGGATTTGCTGTAAAAAATAGAGGTCAGCTTTTAACATTCTTTAATCAACAAGTCCACTCTCAGGGTCTAACCCAGTTAGCATAATGGCCGGAGTTGCAAGAATTGGTGATAAAGACACCAGAAACGATACGAAGAACAATGGTAGCTCGTCTGTCTTTGTTAACGGCAAAGGTGTAGTTCGTATTGGAGATAGAGATACCAGAAATGACTCTATGATTGAGGGAAGCTCAGGGGTATTCGCCAACGGAATAGGTATATGCCGAATAGGAGACCGGGACAGTAGAAACGACAGTATCCGAGAAGGAAGCTCAGACGTGTTCGCTGGCTAATATAAATATAAACATGGCTACACGAAATACCAGACAATATTCAGATTTTAATCTTCTTTTTTCTTCTCACCCCGTAACCGGTGATGTGACGAGAAAGAACGATGAAGAAGCTGTTAAGCAATCTCTTAGAAATCTAATATCTACGAGACACTACGAGCGTCCCTTTCATCCGGAAATTGGTTGTCAGATTCACGGTCTTTTATTTGAGAACTTTAATCCTGTGACTGCACAGGTCATGAAAAAGACTATTATTGATACTATCAATAAGTTTGAGCCAAGAGCTACGGTGTTAGAAGTTGTACTTAGTGAAAAAGCAGATAATAATGAACTTGTATGTGATATTATTTTTAGATTAAACAACTCTGATAGACCCATCACTTTAACCACATTAATAACAAGAATAAGATAATGTCTAATCTAAGAATAGCCGAACTTGACTTTGATCAAATCAAGACAAACTTAAAAACGTTCTTAAACGCTCAAACGGAGTTTACGGATTACGATTTTGAGGGCTCTGGTCTATCTACTCTGTTAGACGTTCTTGCCTACAACACCCATTACAATGCCTACCTTGCTAACATGGTAGTAAATGAGATGTTTTTGGATTCAGCAGTTAAGAGATCTTCTGCAGTTTCTATTGCCAAGCATTTAGGTTATACACCGGTATCGGCAAGGGGAGCAGTTGCGAACTTAGATATAGTAGTTACTAATCCTACGAATTTACCTGCCTCTTTAACCATGGATCGCTACACCCCCTTTACATCTACAGTGGATGGGGTATCTTATACTTTCCTTACCACCGAGGCTAAGACTGCCTCCAGGGTAGGCACAACCTACACCTTTGCAGACACGGATGTCACAGAAGGCACTTTGCTAAGTTACAGTTATGTAGTATCAGATACTACCCCTGCGGCAAAATACGAGATACCCAGTGAATCGGTAGATACTACTACCATTAAAGTCAGTGTACAAACATCTTCATCTGATACAACTACAAGTACCTATACCCTATCGACAGATATTACTGGCTTAAGTAGTACATCTAAAGTATATT